TACTGCTGGTGCCGGTCTTATTGCCGCTGCTCTGGGAAGTATGGATTGGTCTGGGATTTCCGGCGTGGTAAGTTCTGCCACTGGTTTCAATGCCAAGCAGGTAATCTCTGTCGGTATCTTTGCTCTGGTTCAGGGTATTATCCTTGAATGGGCTCGTAGACGGAACGCTACGGACCTTTGATGCTTAGTTGGATTCCCATCATAGGTCCTATAGTACAAGGTATAGTCAGCATCTTCACTAAGATGCAAGACAGTAAACTACAGACCTTACAAACAGAAACTCAAGCTTCTGTTCAAATTATAGAAGCTACTAAAGATGATATTGGTCTCCGATTAATGAGAGATATCATCTGCTTTCCTATTGCTGTTTGGTGTTTTCTTGTTAGTTGGGATACTATAGTTGCAGAGTCCAGTTGGAATTCATGGATGTTCCATGTAGCTGGTTTTGATAAGACCAGTGTTCCTTACCTGCCATATGCAGTTTTAACTTTTCTATTAGGTAATATTGGAATAAATATGTGGAGCCGTAAATAATGAAACGCACACTCTTAGACATGACACAAGACATCCTGAGTTCATTGGACTCGGATGAGGTCAACTCGATTGGAGATACTACAGAGTCTCTCCAAGTAGCTAATATCATCAAGAATACTTGGTGGAACATTGTATCTCGTGCAGAACTTCCTGAACATTTTGATATGTTCGGATTAGATGCATCAACGGATATTGTGTTACCAGTACTGATGCTCAAACCTTCTAATGTAGATAACATCAAATGGATCAAGTACTACGATGAGTCTACTCAATCTACTGACGGTACCAGTTTTGTTCATGATCTGAATACTGATATCACTTCTGCTACTCCTAATACATCTAACCCTGATCTTAATTACAAGACTGTTGATATACTCCCAATCACAGACTTCTTAACTTACGTTAATAGGTACAATCCTTACGAAGATAACATCGAGTCTTATACCCTCAATGGCATTACTCTACGTTATCGTAATGACCGTCAACCAAGTTACTGCGGTGTTCTTTCTGATAAGTATGTTCTGTTCGATTCATACGACTCTACAGTAGAAGACACTCTTCAACAGAGTAAGGTACAAGCCTATGGTCAAATCATCCCTGAGTTCAAATTAGAAGATAACTTCATTCCTCTGTTGGATGATTACCAGTTCCCTCTGCTTTTCAACGAAGCTAAGTCATTAGCTTTCTTTGAATTGAAGCAGATGGCACATCAGAAAGCAGAACAGGAAGCCAAGAGACAATGGTCTTCTCTTCAGAAAGATAAAGCAGTAGTGGATAAACCTACCTACTTCAATCAATTCCCTAACTTCGGTAGAAAATAATGCTGACTGGCGAAACTAAGATGAAAGCCACTGACCGTATCCTTAAGCTTAAGGTTATGCAAGGTGAGAAGGCCAAAACCTCCACTGGATTGGTAGACTCCCGTTTGTTCACGGGAGATAATAAACTCCATGTAATCAAAGAACCTGACACCAACTTCTGGTACTTCAAGCAAGATGCTGGAAATATTCCACCTGCTCTGAAACAGAAATTCACTTCCTTTCAGTATGCCAAAGATCATGCTACTGCCTATTTCAAAACTAGAAACGTAGAAGTCACCGAAGTAATCGACTAATGCCTCAGCAAGTATTATCCTCAGTAGAGAACAACTTCACTGCCGGTCTCAAGACAGAGTTCACAGGACTTAACTTTCCTGAGAACGCTGCTACGGATACTGATAACTGTATCTATACTCTGACTGGTGAGGTTAAGAGAAGACTAGGTATTGACTACGAATTAAACTATACTTCCACTGCAATCACAAAGACTGGTAAAGCCATCTCTTCCTACCGATGGACTAATGCCGGAGGCAATGGTGCTTCTGAAGTTCTTGTCTTACAAGTTGGTTCCACTCTTCATTTCTATCTTTCTAGTGCAGCTACTACCAGTTCTCCAGTCTCTGCTCATCTTCTGGCTTCAACTATAAATTTAGCTACATATCAATCTGGAACATTCGATACTACTATTGAGTGCCAGTATACAGATGGCAATGGTAAGTTGTTTGTTTACCATCCTACTATGAACCCTATCTATGTAGAGTTTAACCCTAATACCAATGTCATAACAGCTACTGCTATTACCTTACAGACCAGAGACTTCGTTGGTGTTCCTGATGGATTGGATGTAAATACTAGACCTTCTTCACTATCCAACGAACATAAGTACAACCTACAAAACCAAGGATGGACTGCTGGCTCTGCATGGGGAGCTTACAGTGGTAGTTCTGTAACTATTGCTACAGGTAACGGAGCATTTGACATTAGTGTCGGTGGTTTGCCGATTAACAACGGTGACGTGGTTCAGCTTTACGCTAATGATCCTAATAACACACTGAATCCAACATTAGGCGCTAGATATGTAATGACTGGTACTGTGGTTTCTTATGTAGGAACTGTAGTGACCATCAATATCAGTTATATTGATCCAGGGGTGATAAACCTTATATCGTATGTTCCAAGTTTAAGCCCATGGGCTTTATGGAGACTTCAACCAGTAAACTCTGGTTTCATCAACAGTTGGGTTTCTGCTATCGGCAACTATCCTTCTAATGCTGATGTGTGGTGGAGATTTAAGAATACCGCTGGAGCTTATGATCCTGCTGGTACTTATGCAAATATATCCGCTAATACTGGATATGCTCCCAAAGGCCATTATATTCTAGATGAATTCAATCAGGATAGAACTGGTATCTCTGGAGCCACTGGTATCACAGTTGTCGATACTAACGTCAGACCTAGAACCGGAACTTGGTTTCAGGGTAGGGTCTGGTATGCTGGTGTAGACGATACCCAGTTTGCTTCAGGAGACGTATCCACTTACTCTTGGACTGAGAACATTTACTTCAGTCAGGTAGTGACTAGCAATGATCAGTTTGGTTTTTGCTACCAAGTAAACGATCCTACTTCTGAAACACTCTTCGACTTACTACCAACTGATGGTGGAGTAATATCCATCCAAGGTTGCGGTCCTGTCTATAAACTATTCCCAATTCAGAATGGTATGTTAGTGTTTGCTGCAAATGGCATCTGGTTCATCACTGGTAGCCAAGGTATTGGTTTCACTGCTAACGACTACACCATCACTAAGATATCTTCTATTAGAACTCAATCCTCTACTTCCTTTGTCAATGTACAGGGTCTTCCTTACTTCTGGAATGAAGAAGGTATTTACACAGTAACCCCTGCTCAACAGGGACTTGGCTTGCAAGTAACTCCACTAACTTTGGAGACTATTCTTAGCTACTACAATGATATACCTAAGACCAGCAAGCTTTATGTCAAAGGGGATTACAATCCTATTGATTACACCATCCAATGGTTATTCAAATCAGTGGACGAAACTGATGTAACTTCTCGTTATCAATACGATAAGATAATGGTGTACAACACAGCCAATAAAGCTTTCTACCCGTATTCTATTGCAGGGTCCCCGACTATAAGTAGTATAAACTATCTGCCGGGAACTACTTTAATAACTTCACCTGAACCTACTTTTAAATATATTTGTTCTAATCATACTACTGATGACTATTTCACTCTGGCCGAAGAGTACGATGATTCTTACCTAGACTGGAAGTCTGTAGACAGTGCAGGAACAAACTACGATAGTTACTTTGTCACTGGTTATAAATTACACGGGCAAGGACAACGTAGATTTCAACTAGGATACATCTACGTGTATTCCAATGCAGATGTTGCTACTCAATATAAGATACAAGGTATCTGGGACTATGCCAATGATCCTAACTCAGGTAAATATACCGCAATACAATTAGTAACCAATGCCTTAACTAGATTTGGTAAAATCTTCCGTAGACACAAAATACGTGGTAGAGGATTAGTGCTTCAATTCAAAGTATCCTCAGCCACAGGGATGCCATTCCATATCAATGGATGGTCTGTCCAAGAACAACAAAACACAGGAGTTTAAATGGAACCTTTTTCGTCAATATTCGGAGCTATCGGACTAGGTTCCCAAATCTTAGGTGGTATCTTCGGTTCTAGTGATGCTAGCCGTGCCAACGACATCCAGAATAAGATGGTTGGCCAAGAACGGCAACTAGAGACACAGCGTCAGCAACAGATGATGTTGAACTCTCGTAGACAGCAGATGGAGATACTCCGCAACAATCAACGTGCTCGTGCAATGGCAACCAATGCAGCAGTGAACCAAGGTGCTCAATTTGGTTCTGGTCTTTCTGGTGGTTTAGCTCAGATCAGCGATGCTAGTAACTCTAACCTACTGGCTACTGATCAGAACCTACAAATTGGTAAGAACATGTTTGGCATCAACTCTCAACTTAGTAACCTCAAGATGCAGTTAGGCGATGTTCAGAGTGATATGGCTACCGATCAAGGCCTTATGTCTCTAGGTGGTTCTCTCCTCAAAGCAGGTCCTACTATCGGTAGACTTGCACAAGGCTTCGGTGGATTTCACTTCTAATGGTAGATACAACTCAAATTAGTCTAACCCCTGCTCAAACTCCTGAGCAAGTTCCTCTGGATATCGGTAATGTACAACCGATGCTCACTCCAGATCAACTCAATGAAAGAGCACTCAAAGCTCACTATGGCTTAGGCGGTGTTACTGGTCTAGGATACGAAGACTATCAATCTGCTTTCTATACTGGTAATGATCAAAGCTTAAGACAAGCCAATGCTGCTCAGTTAGACCAAATCAATCAACGTAATCAGCAACAGAGATTACAGGACCTAGCGATTCAGAAAGGTTCTGCTCTCACTGTTGATGAAGTACGAAATGTTCTAAATACTCCTGTTAAACCTACTCCTACTGACTCCGTATTCGAAGATGGCTATGGTACTCAGTTCATCAATGCACTGGATACTGCTGCTTCCAATATGAAGGGTACCTTCATGGATTCTGCTCTATTGCAGGTTCCTTCACAGGTAGCGGATACCAAAGCAATGGGCTCTCAAACCATTGCATGGCGTAACTATGTAGGTAATCGTATTCAAGACCTCAATGCTGACATCGAGTCTCAACCTTGGTATCAGAAAGCAGCGTACTTCGCATACTCCCTAGTTCCTATGGTCTACTCTGGCCAGCAGGAAGCTTTGATGCGTGGCAACGTTCCCAACGATGCTGGCATTCAAGGCATGGGCTCTTCTGTTTCTTCGCAAGCAGAAGCTCTATGGCGTATGCCCTACGAACAGCGTAAGGTTAAGTTCGACGAAGTAATCAACAACATTGCTAAGACGGACAAGAGAGCAGCCCTTAACTTTGCTACAGCTGTTCTAGGCCAGTCTGCCTCTTCCCAATTCACCAGAGATGTATTCGCTCCCATTGACTTCCTGCCTTTCGTAGGTGGTATGTCTAAGAGTGCTGCTTCTGCATTGATGAGAAAAGGTGCTGAACTAAATGTAGCACGTACTGCTGTTAGAACTGCTGTAGAAGCAGAGGCTGTGCCTAACCCTACAATGGCTCCTGCTGCCAAAGCTGCTAATGCTGCTGGTGATGTCACCGAAGCAGCGGTGCAACGTATTGCAGAACAGACTGCTCAGAAGTTCGAAGGCTCTCACAATCCTGCTGAAGAAGCCAAGGCATTCCTACCCACTGCACTACGCACTGATTGGAAAGCCATCGAAAGCAATCCCGGAAACCTATCACGGGAGCAGATGTTGAGGTTGAAGACCGACTACACGGATGCTGAAACTAATATCCTAGACGCTTACAACAATACTCTGCGTCCACAGCGTACTGAAATCTATCGTGCTGCTGAAGATCAACTTCAGAAGATCAACGCTACCACCAAGGATAAGTACCCCGGTGATGCTATTGCTGACATCTCTGATCCCATTTACAATCCAATAACCACTACTTGGCATCAAGACATTAAGATCGTCAATACTGACGGTGCTTTGTTTTCTACAAAGGAAGCTGCTCTTAATTACGCAGAAGCCAAAGGTTACAAAGGAGTGCAGTTAGGTGAAGACACTGGCCGTGTTTCTTCCGAACCTACTGGTTCCCCTAGTGATCTACGACGTAAGTCTCAGATTGAAAGTGCCGAGCAAACTTACCGTAAAGCTATCTCTGATCTTAAGAAGAAAGCCAGGGATAAAACTCTCGCTGCTGCCGTACGTAAAGATGCACGACAGAATGCTCGTGATCTTCAAGAGACCTTCAACAAACATCAAGAAGAACTACAACGTATCAACAAAAGACTAGCTCCTGTTACTGTTTCTCAACAGGGAGTTGGTTACTATATTCGTCATACTGTTAACGTTAATGAACAAGATGCTGCTGTTCGTAGTCTCTACGGTATTGGAGGTAACTCCGTAGCCATCAGAGGCTCTAAGTCCGAGCAATGGCGTAATGCTCTCACAGGTAAGCTACGTATAGCTGATGACTCTCTAGCCAAGGCTGAGGTAGAGAACCGTAAGCTAGCTACCTACCCTGTCTCTAACTTCTATAACCTACTTCAATCTGAAGGTAAGTTCATCAGAGATGTAAGAGAAGGTAGAGTTAGATTTGACCCAGTTACTGGTGAAGATATTGGTGATCTTAAATCTGGTATTACTTCACTTGCCAAGGGAGTTAACCCTCTCAACGGTAACAAGAAGATTGCAGATGAATTCAACCAAGCGTTAGACTATGGTCGTAAGGCCTGGAATGAAGAGACCAGTAAACCCGGCAGATTCTTTCAGAACCCTGCTGAACTTCAAGAGTACTATTCCGCTACTTTCAATCGTCAACCTACCTTTGCTGAAACACGAGCGTACTTTGCTTACACTCGTGCGCTAAGCTATGACTGGGTGCAACGTAATCTTGCAGAGTATAAATACAAAGCCAGACTTGGAGTCAAAACCCACTCCTTCAATTACATGGATGCCACTGGTAATATCATCCAGTCTCCTAAGTTTGATGCTGCCAGAGTAGGACATATCCCCGGTGGTGAAGATGCCATCCTAGTTGTGGATGGTTCTGCCAACGCACCTAAGATTTACTCTCCTAACTCCGCTCAATTCAAGACTGTACGTCAAGAACTAGAACCTCAGGTCCAGAGTGGTAAGCTACGTGTTCTTCGTATCTACGCTCCCGAGAAAAGAGAGTTAGAAGGATTAGGTCCAGTAACCGATGAACGTATTCGTTATGTCATTGCTAAGAATACAACTGAAGAACCTTTAAACTTCACACAGATACCTCGTCAACAAGGCGGTCACTTTGACTACGATTACACTCGTTGGTTAAAACAACCTAACATCAGAGAAGAAAGAGTTGGTAACTCTGTCACCCACTGGATGGAACCTGATCAAACTGTGATGGCTATCCCAGAAGGTAAGACTGGCGAGTTAATCAGACAGTCTCTCAATAAGGTTAGAGTTGCTCTAAAGAATGGCGATGAAGCCGCTGCTGAAGCTGCTGCAAAGCAACACTTCCCTCAAGACTGGGAGAAAGTCAAGGGATGGTTCAAAGATCAAAGAGATGAAAAAGGTAAGATCATTCGTAGAGGTCTCAGTCTAGACCATGACTTCTATGTGGTGAATACCAACAAGAGAATCATTGATCGTTACGACATCAGAAAGCAATACACTGACCCAGAAACCGGAGCCACTACCTTCCGTGATGGTACTAGGTCTGGTTCTGATGCTGCTCAATTTCAAACTAAATACACTCAAGAACGTGATGCTGAAGGTCTGTTCGAAGGACAGAACATCGGTACGGTAAGTGATCCCATCTTCAAGTTTGAACCTGCGAAGATGATTGATCCTATTCCTTCCATGAACCGTGCTCTTCAGAATATCATCCGTACTAGCTTCATGGATGACATGAAGATTTACTCCATTGAGAACTGGCTCAAAGAAGCTGCTCCTCATCTCAAGTATGATGAGAAAGAAATCAGAACATCTCCTGTTTACTCCTTTAAAACTGCACTGGAGAACCTTAAGAATGATGTTCCTCATGAGGTAAAACAAAACTTAATTAATAACTGGAAGAAGATCGAAGACTTCCATGGTCAACCTAACTACTTTGATATAGCTGCTCACGCTGCTAATCAGGCACTGGATGATGCCATGGCTAACGCAGGTATCGTAAAGAAAACTCTACTGTATCCTGCTTGGAAACTAAGTGATGCTTCCGTTGCCAAGAAGCCTCTACAGTTGATGAGGTCTATGGCCTACCACGCTAAGTTGGGTCTCTATGCCCCACAGCAATTGTTTGTCAACTCTATGACATTCACTCTAATGGCTCCTCTTGCTCCTAAGAGTGTCACTGCTGGTATTCATGGTGCTATGCTTCATGCATGGTCCGGTGTAAATGCTGCTCCTGAATTCCTCAGAGCACTGGATGAGAGGGCTTTCAAGTTATCTATACCCGGAGTAATCCGTGGATGGAGACCGGGATGGTGGCAAGAAGCTCGCAGAGAACTACAAGCAACTGGCTTTGCTCATGTTGGTGGAGAATATGTTGATCTCAACGATCAACTAGCCACTAACTTCATTGGTAGTAAAGGTAAAGATTTTCTTAATCATGCTACGGTTTTCTTCAAGAAGTCAGAACAGTTTGTAAGGCTCGGTGCTTACTACACTGCCTTCAATGAATTCAGGCACGGTAAGCCAGTAGGTGAATTAACCTTAGCTGATCGTATGGCTATTCTCCGTAGAGCAGATGATCTCTCCATGAATATGAGTAGAGCGTCTAACTCTGTGTGGACCAGCGGTATCGGTGCAATTCCTCTTCAGTTCTTCAACTACACCAAACATGCTGCTGAACTGTTCTGGGGTAAACGTATTGGTGAAACTACCACTGACCGTGCGTTAGCTCGTGCTCGTATCCTTTTCTTCAACGCTTTGATGTTCGGTATTCCTACTGGGCTGTCTGCTACTGGCATTCCGGTGCAAGACTACCTCCGTAAGAAAGCTGCGGACTACGGTTATAACGTAGGAGAGAATACTGCTGTCTCTGCTTTCATGGAAGGCTTCCCTGCCTTCATGTCTGCATTGATCACTGGTGTTGGCGATCCTAAGAAAGGTAACTGGTACAACATCGGTTCTAGATACGGCTTAGGCGGTATGACACAAGTACGTGAAGCTCTGTTCGGAGACAAGACATGGTACCAGCTAATTGGTGGTCCTTCTTTCTCCATCATTCAGAATACTCTAGAATCGGCCCATCCATTCTTTGCTTACGTTGGTCACTTAATGACTGGACAGAATCCCCCCGGTCTCAAAGTGGAAGATGTAGTAGAAGCTGCCAAGGAAATCTCTTCTGTCAACTCTGCTCATAAGTTTTATTTAGCTTTAAGCACTGGACAGTGGTTCAACAAGAGTGGTGCATCATTAGGTCAGGTCTCTCCTGCTAATGCTGCATTCATGGCTCTTACTGGTCTAGAACCCGGAGCTACTCCTGATCTGTACCAGAAGAACCTAATCAAGAATGAAGAGGAAGCAGCACAGAAAACTGCTTTCAAACGCTGGCGTAAAGGTCTTTGGGCTGGATACACCAATGATCCAGAGAATGCACAATTCTACCGTAATCGTGCAATGGCTACTCTCAAAGCTGCTGATTACCCCATCGAGAAATACGGTTCTTTCTTTGCTATCGGTAACAAAGGATATGAGAACCTCATTGACTCCACTAACCAACGTTTCTACATGAAAGACAATCCAATGAGTAAGAGAGATACTCGTATCGAACAATACCGTAACCTACTTCAGAAAGATCAATAATGGCTCAATTTAACCCACAAGTACCTCAGTCTAACCCCGAAGATTTCTTACGGTATTCCCACGGTACCTCTACCATTCCTGTAGACAAGTCCACTGGTATTATGTTGGAGACAGCAGGTAATGCAATCACTGGTGCTACTTCTCTGGCAGATCAGATAGTTAAGCAGACCATTGATAGTGATATCCACAAACAGGTAGATGAACAACAGTCTCAATTCACTCAAGGACTAGAACAGACTGCTAAGGGTCTTGGTATCCCCACTGCTTCTAGTAATACTGACATCCTTCCTGCTGACCAACCTCAAGGACAGAACGTCCCTGCTGGGGTCACTAATGGATTAAGTAGGATACAATCTCTCAGTAACGGTATCGCCAACGGTACAGGTGGTAAGATCAATGATACTCTCTACTCTGCTAACATCACTTCTATTGCTAAACAGTTAAGGGCACAGTATCCCGGTTACCGTGACTACATTGACCAAGAGATATCCAAAGCATCTGGTATGCCTATTGCCAATGCCTACTACAAGAACTTGATGCAGGACATTAATTCTGGTCTTGTTAATCAGAAAGCTTTGATGGAGAAGCCAATTAACCAGTTAGCTTCTGCTGCTTCTAGTGGCGTTCATATTGGTAATGTCTATGCCTCTGATGTCTACAATGCTGTGTTAACAGGTAAGATTACAGCAATGGCTGGTATGCAGTGGTTAAACCAAGTACAGTCTATTAACTTTGATTTCAAACAAAGAGAAGCTGCTCGTAATGACTTCAAAGGTGGTAGAGAAATGCTCTCCATCACCAGTGCAGATGATGCCAATAAAGAAGCTGCTGCTACTGCTTCCGCTACCTTCAATGCTATTAAACTAACCTCTGGCCAGACTATTGGTCAAGTAATTGATTCTGCACGTAGAGGTACTCTACAACTATCTGATGCTGATGCACAGAAGACTGGTCAGGTAATCCAAGCGCAGGAAGATGCTTACAAACAGCAACTATGGACTAAGTGGAACCAATCAGGTTTGGTTACTCAACTAGGTGGTGCAGAGAAAGCCAAAGCTATTATCCAACAGAATGCAGACATGACCTTTGGTGCTGCCAAGAATGCCATCTACGCTAAGGATGGTGGTCTGGCTACCTTCCACTTAGAACAAAATGCTGCAATGAATGCTGACTTCAAAAATGGTTTGTTAGCTGACAAAGACGTTGGTGCTGCTGCCCTGAACATGAAAGCTTTGACAGATCAGATGGGTCCTAACTGGGCTCAGACTGCTGTAGGAACTACCCTACTTCAAAGCAATACCGACACTAAGTTCAAAACTTATCTGGAAAGAAAGGTAGCTGCCGCTGCCACTGGAAACGCATCTGACATCAGATTCCCTCCTTCTTTCTCAGGAGACATCGCAGATGCACAAGGTAAACAAATTCCACCACAGTCTGGCTACTACAGATCACTAGCTGGTGTGGTCAATGGTATCACTGATCCTAAGGTAGATATTAACACTAAGCAGAAGATTGCCAACTACTTCTTTGCTCCTTCTAATCTCGGAGTGCTGGAGAAACTACAACGTGACTCTGGCTCTGGTAGAGGGCAGATTGTAGGTGCAGACTCTGCTTTCATGAATATGACTTCTCCTGCTGTTACTAGAGAAATGGAGAAGATACGTCAGGTTAATCCTGAACTATTCCAACAGTATCGTGCATGGGCACAGGACTCATTCAACACTCTCACTAGAGATGATATAACTACTCTAGCAGAGTTTGAAACCAGAGGTGTGAAGGTTCGTTTCAATCCTGAGACACATCAATTTGCTGTTACTGAAAACAACATCCAACCTCGGTCTATTGCTCCATACACCACTGGTCCTCTGGATAATGCCATAAACAGACTTAACCTCAGACTACTGAATTTAGCTAAGGTTGAGGAAGCTTCTGGCTCTGGAGACATCAATGAGTTCTTACTACAGACTCTCTCTGAGAATGGTTTCAGAGGTGGTAACAGTGGTCGTGTACCTGATGAGATGTACAATCAGATCAAGAATGCCGCTGTTAAGAAACTAACCCCTGGCCAACGTATTAACCAAGGCTTCCAGAGATAATCAATGCCCTACGTCAATGGACAGTACTTTCCAGAAGAAGAAACTAAACAACCTAATACTGTCAGTATCGATGATATTCCTCACCATGACTGGGTAGAGAATTTAGGTAAAGGTATTATCAATGCTCTAGCCCTACCCGGTGACGTACTCTCTGGTAAGGTACAGCCTAACTCCCCTCAAGAGATTGAACGTGCTGCTGATCTAGCTGGTCTAATGGTAGGCGGTCCTGCTCCAGTAGCTGCTAAGATGGCTGATGGCACTCTAGGATCATTTGCTGGTGTCAAGAGTAAATTGTTAGATAAAAATGCTCTGGCTGAAGCTCAGGTATTAACCTCCAATGGAGTGCATCCTACTGAAGTTTATCAGAAGACTGGATTCTTCAAAGGAGCAGATACTCGTTGGAGATTTGAAATACCCGATAACAATTCTCAACTGAAGATGGATAACTTCGTCTCTGAAGGAGATGCGATCAGACCTAAGAATCCTCTCAACGATGTAGACATGACTAAGATGTCTACACTAGAGCAGATTAATCACTTAGCCAGTTCAGAAGTACATCAACCTCTTTCTGAGATTATAGATCATCCTGAGTTGTTTAAGTCATATCCTTTTCTCAAAGATATACAGGTTAAGAATATGCCTGAAGGTATGAGAAAGAATGCATTAGCTTTCGTAGATTCTAACGGAACCATTCAAATGTCTCCTATGTCTCCTGATATGACCAAGCAAGTTCTTCTTCATGAGGTACAACATATTATTCAGAGACACGAAGGATTTGCTAGAGGCGGTAATGCAAAGTCTTTTGAATCTCCTAACCTACCTAAAGCACAGAAGATATACGATGACGCCATAGCCAATGGTGCTGATCCCAATAGTCCCAATATGGTGAAAGCCAAGAAGATCATCGATGACAATAGAGCACAAGCCTACCAGTCTTATTTAAAGTTAGCTGGTGAAGTAGAGTCTCGTAACGTAGAATCTCGATTACTTCTAAACGATATCCAAAGAAAACGGATATCTCCACAGACTACTGAAGACCATGCTAGAAATGAACAGATGGTTAGATTCTATAATGAATAGGAATAGATTCCTAAATTAGGAAAAGATTCACAGAAATCTGTGTCAATAGGAAGAAATTCACAAGAATTTCTGGAAATAGGAATAAAAACCTATCACACCAAAATTAATGGGCATCAAATTTTATATTTGATCCAGACAAAATAAAACCCCGGAGAGCCGTAAGGCCCTACCGGGGTTATTTAGTTTGAAGAGTAGTTGTTTCAACTACGTTTATCGTTGAGTCTCGTTGGAGAAGGAGAGACTAATTCCTTACGAAGGAAGGTTCGACGGAACCCAAGCCTCAAGCTCCTGAAGAGCCTTCAGACCATCAGCAGGAGTGCCGATCATGATCTGGTCCTTGGTCTCTGTGAACTTCTTCGACAGTTCCTTGTCCGCTGCTTCCTTACCAACAATGTCTGCCTTCTTGGCAGGATCACGCCAACGGATGGCATGGATGATATTCCAACAAACCTTATCCTCTTCGTCATCCCAGTCATTGGAATCGATCTTCTCACCATCGAAATTGGTGACGGTGAACTTGCCATTGGCAACACGATCCTTGAAATCTTTCAAGGTGAGGGGAGCCTGATCATCATTGATGAAGAACTGATCGCAAAGCTTGTGCTGAAGATCATAGAACACAGTGCGAACACGCTCGTTGAGGTAGGTCTTCTGCTGGTTCTCGATGGGAAGGGTCTTATCGATATACATGGTGTTTTCCACTTCTTGCTTCTTGTTGAGTTTCTGTTTCACCGGAGGGCACTTGATCTTCACCGGATGATTTGGGAAAGTGCCAAATGTACCTACTGGAATAGAAACGTTGTTCACTATAATATCGTCGTATATAATCATTTTATTCTTTCAATAGAAAACCCTAGGCTACGTCGTTCCTACGGAAGCAGGAATTCAGTTAACCTAGGGTTAGTGCGTGTGATCGTTAGATCACGGTCGCGGGTTCGATAACCTCTTCGTCAGCCTTATCCTGAACGAAGCCAACGATCTCAATCTGATCCTCTGGGGCGAGGGTGACAGTCTCCGGAGCAACCTCCGGAAGCGTCTCAATGATATCGGTCATATTATTGTTTCCTTTCTTGGGACAAATGTCCTAATGTCTAGCAGACCCTCTAGCCTTGGTCGGTGGCTGTCTGCGTCGATTAAATGATCTTGAAGTAACTTTAACTGGTACATGGTCTAAGCTACCAGTTCTATGATAACCTTGATGGTCTAGTTCTTTTCCATCACCTTTATGGACCTTGCCCTCACGCATGGCCTTTCTTCGAGCACGGTTACGGGCTACTCTTCTCTTAACCTGTTCAGGTCTGTTTTCGTATTCCGTTTCCTTCTTGTAGTTACGTGCCAACTATTTACACCTCTCTTCCTTTTATGTGTATTTTTATTGGCACATGCTCGGTCTCGCTTACACCAAATAGTTCACCAAACTGTATGTTGGTGATTTCTCCCATTCCATCATCTACTGCTTTAATAGCGTAGAGGAATGATGCAACCTGATCAACAATAATTGATCGGTTGATTGTTAATTCCAGAGTAGAAGTTTCCATCCTTCGTCTCCGTCTGTATTGTTTAATCTTCTTCAAAGTCTAACGGTCTAATTTCAGGTAATTTAACCATACCTTCTTCTACCAGATATTCTAATAAATCTTCTTCTGTAAGATCATTCAATTCCAGTATCTCTTGTAGAGAGTAAGTCTCAAGTATGGTAGCGTAGGGAGGCACTATAGATAGATACCTACCAGTAGACAGAGAATAAACGTACTAAGGCTGCCTACTAATACTCCAGTCCAGTATCCTCGACTGTAGCTATTTCTCATATCGATGTCGTCGTACATAATCATACTAACCAATCTTCTGGTATTGAACCAATGGCATAGGGAAAGCCATGACGTTCACACCACTTAATGTTTTCTTTCTTTAGCTTATAAAATACTATTCTAATATCCAAGTCAGGATTGCAGTTCTTCACTGCTCTCATCTTCCTCTTGTCCTCAGGTCTGAAATGACCTTTGAACTCGATGACTCTATTCAACTTGGTTAAATAAAAGTCTGGGTTATAAGTCCCTGCAAATGTATAGGGTATCTTAATAACTTCGTAACCAAATGGGACTTTCTTCTTCTTTAAGAAATCAAACCCAGACTGTTCAAACTGGTTCCGAGGAAGCTTCAATGGCTTCTTCGAGAGCCGTAATTCTTTCTTCAAGTTCTTTAATCTTCTTCTCAAATTGCTTAATCTTACCGAAAGCAATAACACCTAATTTACTGGTTTTATCATTCATTGTCTAACGCTTCCAGTTTAGCTTCTAGATCATTAAGCTCATCTACCCTAATCTGATAACGATCAGAGTTAGGATAACGTCGTATTGCTCTACGAAGTTCAGAAGCTCTCTGTTCCCAGATGAACTTCCAAGCTTTCTTTCTCCAAGTTTCCCCTATTATATCCTATTCTTTACTATCTGTCAATACTTTTGTTTTATTTTCTTTAATCTCTCTGTCAATAATACCAAAGCATTGATCTAGATGTTTACAAACTCCATCCATATCAGGAAAATAATTAGTTGTGTCATTATTTAATGAATACCAGTCTGTGGTAACAGTGTAACCATTGTTAATTTTACTAATTGTAACTTTATCTACCATTTACTATATTACCGTTTTTATCAATTTCTGGGACATCTGGTTTTCTCACTACCTGTGTCAGGTGGACTGGTCCTGTTGCATACAGGAAAGTCCGTAAATGAGGGAAGCACGAATGTTTGAAATTGTTGTAGCTTGCTTTAACATCGAGCTTAATGTTCCCTGATTTTCCGTCTGGAACAGTTCCACATTTGCAAGATGGCGGAGAGTCTCTTCCAACAATTTGTTTGTAGTGCTCAATGCGTTCTCGAATTGAGTTTTCACGTAATCTGTGCTCATGAAGGTACATATGCCCTAGTTGTTTGTCTATGAATAGAAGATATCCTCTGTCCTTTACTTGAACCAGAGGATCGTCAGCGGACCCCACCAGATAGGCATCAAGCTGGTCCAGATACCCAAATGTATCATCTTCCGCTTTAAACCCGTCTTTGTATTTCTTAAACGCAATGCTAGATGCAGATTTGACATCAACCAGACAACCATCAATAACGCAATCACGGTGGCCTTCGACTC